AAGCAAAGCCATATGCAGTTAGAAGATATTATGGCGACCCTGCTGGAAGCCAGGCTCAAGGACAGTCAGGATTAGGAGATATAGAAATTTTTAGAAAACATGGCATACAAGTACATACCGTTAGAGATAAAACATCTCGAAGCATAGCTTCAGGGGTAAGTCATGTCAGAGGATTTATAGAAAATGCCCAAGGGGAAAGATTCTTCCATTTAGACAAAAGTTGCACAAATATGGCGATAGATTTAGAGAATTATCGCTATCCTGAAGCAAAAGAAGGTAAAGATTTAAAGTCTGAGCCAATTAAAGACGGCAAACACGACCATGGTACGGATATGCTTAGATATTTCTTTGTAAATCAATTTCCAATTAAGAATAAAGATATAAGGATGATAAAAAGATGACAGTAGAACAAATTATACAAGATTCCATAAAAGAAGCCAAACTAATGAGAGAAAAAGCGAGGCGAAAAGAAATTCGTAAGTTGCTTGACTATTATACAGGGACAGAGACCGATAAATATATAGCAGATTACTTTTCTGCTGATGCTTTTAGAGAAATTCCTTTATATAATGCAAATTTCACAAGGCGATTTGTAAATAAGATGTCAAGAATCTATACAGTAGGTGCATCCAGGAATATGGATGAGCAATATTCTATTCTTACTCGTAAGAAAGATGCAAGGATGAAACATATTGAAAGAATGACAAGATTATGTGGAACTGTAGCTACTCAGGTTATTTATAGAGACGATGCAGTTACTCCTTGTTTCGATTATCGCCCAATTTACTATTTCTCTGCACATTTTGATGAAAGCAACCCATTTATGCCTACAGCAATCACTTATCCTATACTTTTTGGGATAGATGACCCTTCATATACTGAAAAATTACAATATGCTTACTGGGATTCACAAATTTATGCTCATTATGACGAAGATGGCAATATAATGGAAGAATACGAACATGGATATGGGGTTATTCCATTTTTATTCACTCATAAAGAAGAATTAATTGATTCATTTTTTGTCGAGGGGGCAACAGACATAGCATCGTGCAATGAGCAAGTAAACATCACTATGACTGAGCTGCAATTAGGCCTAAGATTTCAAATGTTCGGTCAGCCATTCATTACGGGATTGAATGGAGACAAAGCATTAGAAAGAGCAGGCTCTGATACTATACTAGACCTACCTGAGGGGGCAAACTTTGGAATTGTATCTCCATCAGGCAATATAGAGAGTGTAATTGAGAATGTTAAGTTCCAAATTGACTTAATTGCTCAAAACAACCATCTATATGTTCAATTTGCACAAGATGGAGGCGAAACACCATCAGGTATCGCATTAAAAATCAAAGACTTAGAAAGATTTGAAGATTATCAAGACGATTTAGAGCTTTGGAATATGTATGAGCATGATTTATATGAAGTAGAGAAAGCAATCGCAGGATATAATGGGGTTAAACTACCTGAAGAACTCAATTTAGATTTTAATGAGCCTGAATATCCAAAATCAGTAACAGATCAAATAGCATTAGACAACCATAGGATTGCTAATAACTTAGCAACTCAAGCTAAGCTACTTGTAGAATACAATAAAGACTTAACAATAGAGGAAGCAGATGCCATTGTCGAAGAAAACAAACAAAAAAACGAAAAACTCTCAATCTTTGATAGAGTACACCAAGAAGCTCAGGGAGATGAACAAGTTTGATATAAAATTCAAGGGTAAAGTCGAAGAAATTATTAAAAACCCTAAAGAGTGGGCAGAAAAATTTGCCGAACATACAGTAATAGATAATATTCCTCGCTATATTAAAGCAAAAAAATTAGGAAAGGGGTTTGCTGATGATATCAATAAAGACTAATTTTAGTTTTCTAAAAGCATTTAATAAAATGGAAGAAATAGAGAAGGGGGTTATTGGCGAGCTTTCTGAAATAGTAGTTGAATCTGCAGCAAAGACTATTAATTCAGGAAAGCTAAAACCTTTAAGTCCATTTACTATCAAAAGTAGAAAAAGAGGGAGGGGGTGGGGTGGAGTAAAAGTTCCCCCTACTAATGACATAACTCCATTAAGACATACAGGGACTCTAGTCAAAAGTCTAAAGGTTGTTAGAAATGGATTTCAAATGGCAGATTATGGTTTTAGACATCAGCAAGGCAAAGGCGTTCCTAAAAGAGAATTTTTACCATTTACAAAAGATATGGGAAGATATACTCCTGAGGTTAAAATATTACATGAAAAAGTAACCAATAGATATACTGAACGAATTAGAAAAGCAATGAAAAAATAAAATGGCGAGGGAATATGAAACTATTGAAGAAGCTACGGAAAATCTTACAGAAGAAGACGAAAACATCCTCTTATGGTCAGCTCTTGGAGCAACAGCAGCAGTTGATATATTTGTTACAAGAATTGAATCAGAGATTCTTAGACTTAGACAAGCAAATATCACAGATAGAGAAATACTCAGAATCCTTAGTGATGACTTTGCCACCTCAGGAAGAATCTTCGGAGAATTTGGAAATAATCTTCGCAGAGGAATTGTATCAGGAATTATGCAAGGTGCTAGGTTCGGACAAGATGAGGTTTATGGGAATCGCATGAAATTTAGATGGGTAAGTGTTGGATCATCTAAAATATGTGTAGATTGTCAAGCTAGGATAGGACAAGTTGAAGCCTGGGAGACTTGGGAATCATTAGGATTGCCTGCTACAGGTTTTAGTGTATGTAAGGAGTTTTGTTATTGTCAATTAGTTCCTGAAGATGTAGAAATAGATGATAGGGTGGTTATTTAGCTTATTATTCTATTTTAAATAAAGGGATTGATATGTATAAAGTTATAATCTTCTTTAAGGTTTAAAATATCATTCCAATCAATTCCTCCTACTCCATAAAGTCCACATATTAAAAACTCAAGCCTATGCTCACTACCTAAAAGTTCTCCACCTTTTCCCTCTTTTGAAAATAGAGCGGAGTTACTTCTTTCTTCATTTTTTAAATTTTCTATATGCAATAATAAGTAATAGTATTTAGAAACAAGCCTTTCTAATACATTGTAAACATCATTCTCTATATTAGTATCATAGTAAACTTTGTCAGACCTTTCTATAGCAAATATACTAGTTCCCATTTTCACTCTCCTTTTTAATTATTTCGTCTTCCCATGCTTTCCTCTGACCTTTAGTAGGTCGTCTTGCACTTAATGGTTTCACTCCAACTGCCTCGGCTCTTTTATTCCATCTATACCATTCTTTTCTCTTTTGACTATACTGTTCTTTCTTAATTGCCTCATCAATTTGTTTATTCTCTCTTTGGCTGCGTTTAGATGGATTCTCATCATCTCTTTCAGGTAAAGCCTCTATAATAGGTATTTCTTCTATCGCCTCTATTATCTCTGCATCATCCACATCATCAATATCAATACTCTTTAAATACTTCTCAAAAGGCGATAAAGTTATATTTATATTCTTAACTAACTTACCACTATGCTCTAAGACTAATCTAGCTGCTTGAACATTCCCTGACTTACCTTCCCTTAACATAGCGTTCAATACTGAAGGCAACTCCCCTCCAAATAACACCATATACCTATCATATATAGCATCATGGAAATTAGGATCGGTACGCCACTTCACTATAGTCCTCTCAGCTATGCCAAGCTCCATAGACAACTCCTTAACTGTCAAATTCGGGTTGGTTGCGTAATGCTCAACTGCAATCTTCTTTATTTGGTCATATTTTTGTAGTTTATTCATATTTTAATATACAACACTTTCGTAGTTCTTTTAAAATTTTTATAATTTTCCCCTTTTTAGGAGTTAGTATCCCTATTTTATGAGGAATGGTAACCCCCCAATCCTGGTTGTGGGTCATACGCTCCCCCCCTCCTATTAAAAATTACATCCTCCCTTAGTAGATAAAAATATTTGAAGGTGTGGGATGTTAGCCGTATATAATCATATTTAACTATGAAAATAAGCTTTAAAAACTATGTTGTTTAATGGGTTGTGTTGTTAGTGTGTGTTTGTATTGCCTGCCTTAATTTTAACGCCTTAATCATAGGAACTTTAACGCATAGCCTAATTTTTAAATATATATATAATCTTTTTTACCTTCAATAAATCAAATAAATATCATATTATTGCAATTAATAGTTTGCATATTAAATATATTCATAGTAATTTTATTCATGGTTAAGATAAACAAAACAAAAAGGAACAAAATGAAAAAAGAAAATAAAACAAGTGCGAAAGATTGGTATTACAATGGAAAAGGGTATTTAAATAAAGTGAATAAATTACCTAATATAGCTGATAAAATTTTAACTATTGCACACGCTTTAAATAAAATAAATAACAAATAAGAAAGGGAATAAAAAAATGATAAACACACTAGTAATATTAAATATAATTCTTGGTTCATATTGTATATTGAATTTCTTTGATTTTAATATAAGAGATAAATATTCAATAGTATATTTTAGTTTGACTTTTATTCATATAGTTTTGATATTCTTATTAATCAATATAGGAGGTATTTAAAATGACTAAAAAACAATTATTAATTAATATAGGTGGTGTAAGTAATACAAGTAAAATGCCGTGTTCTAGTTGGTCACTTTCTGCTTTGTGGTGTGGTGTAGGTTCTAAATTGAATAAGGTTGTAGGTTCTAGTTGTTATGGATGTTATGCCTTAAAAGGTAACTATGTAAGATATAAAGATAATATGTTAAAATCATATGGTAGAAAATTAAAAGCATATAATGATAATTCAGAACTATTTGAAAATTCATTTATTGAATTATTAAAAAGATTCAATAAAAGTGGTTTTTTTAGGTGGTTTGATAGTGGTGACTTACAATCTTATAAAATGCTTTTATCTATTGTTAAAATAGCAAAAAACACCCCTAAAATTAAATATTGGTTACCAACTAAAGAATATAAATTAATAACTAAATATAAAAAAGAAATTGGAAAATTTCCTTCTAATTTAGTTGTTAGGGTGTCGGCTCCAATGTTAGATACTAAAATTAAGGGTTTTGATAATACATCTAGTATTACAAAAAATTCCAATTTAAAAGTCAATTGTAATGCATATTTAAATAATGGTAAGTGTTTAGATTGCAGATTATGTTGGAATAAATCAATAAAAGATATTACTTATAAATTTCACTAAAATAAACTGGATCCTATTAAAATTAACTGGATCCTAT